GTGTCGGTCTTGAAGGCAGTGAAGTTAGTTTATCTCGCTGATCGTGAAAGCGTGAAGCGCAGGGGGCACCCGATTCAAGATGAAGCTCGGGTATCCATGCCGCATGGTCCGGTAAACTCTATCACCTATGACTACCTTAGTGGCGCATATGATCCCGAGGGCGTGGGATGGGCTGATTTTCTCAAGGACCGCGAAGACCACAACGTGGGCTTAGCCAACACCAACATATCTGTTGATGACCTTGACGAACTCAGCCAAACGGAACTGGCTATCCTTGCGGACATCTGGACCCAGTTTGGCAACATGAATAAGTGGGCTTTGCGTGACTGGACACATGTGGTCGAGAACGTGCCGGAATGGAAAGATCCTAAAGGATCATCCCGCAAAATCAGTCTGCAAGAGATCATGAAGGCAGTGGGTGTCGACGAAGCTGAAAAACGCGCTCGTGAATATCAGAGCCTTCAGAATGCCCAAGACATTCTGGCGTCGCTTTAGAGTTGGTTTATCGGAGAGGAACCCTGCTGGTCCCCTCTGGGCCAGACAAACATCTGTTCATTGTGTGCAATGACACGTGTCCGCACGGTCTGAACCTGCTTGTAAATATCAGTTCATTCTATGATGGCTGCGATCAGACATGTCTATTGGACGATGGTGATCATCCGTTTGTGAAGCACTTATCTTATGTCTTTTACGCCCAAGCCAAGATCAGCAAAGCGGACCAAATTCAGCGCGGATTTGTTACTAATGTCTTAATTCCACAGCCTGACATGGCTATTGAAGTGTTTAACCGCGTTGAGGCTGGCATCACGGTTTCTCCAGACACTCCTAGAAACGTTCTGAAGTATTTCCGTCAACTGTGAACGTTGCGCCATTTTATGCGTGTGCCCTTCTATTTCGGCCTCCACCGAATTGCGCAACGGCAGTGAATGCCGCTTGCCGCGCTACCTGTAGGTGACCCAGGGTTCCGCAGTGCGATCCTGGCCGAGTGTCCGCTTCCGTGATCTGGCAAGGTGACGTTCGCGCGTGTGGCGAACTTCCGGAATCCGCCCGTTTCACCTTCTTGCTGACGGGACTGCTCCTAGCCCACTTTCGACCTGGCGGGACCACTACGCCCCGCCAGCCAATGCCCCCCTTATCAGATCAGCCCGATACGCGGTTCAAAGTTGGATATGATCAGCTCGGCCGCATCCGTCGCACCACCTGCAGCGACGGTATATTTCAACCGCACCTCTTCAAATTCGAACCCGGCGAACAGCTCGCGGATCTCGGGGCAGTCGTTGATTGACAGGATGAACTTGCCACGGATCCCGGCCAGTTGCTCCGCCATCGCCTGGAAAGCGCTGCGCTCAAACAGGCCTTTGCCATAGTCGCTTTCACCACCCCAATAGGGCGGGTCGAGGTAGAACAGCGTCTTGCTGCCATCATAGCGGCGGATCAGATCTGACCAGTCTAGGTTTTCAAAAATGACGCTTTCCAGCCGTTCATGGGCGGCCTCGAGGATTGGTTCCAGGCGGGACAGGCTGAACCTGGACGGACGGTCGGTGGCAACGCCAAAGACACCACCGAGCTTGCCGCCAAAGGCCTGGCGCTGCAGATACAAAAACCGGGCCGCGCGCTGCAGGTCGGTCAGGGTGGCGGGATCGGTTTTGCGCAGCCGCTCAAACTCCCGGCGCGAGGCGATCTGATAGCGCATGACCTCCATCAGCTGCGGCAAATGCTGCTGCAGGATGCGGAACAGATTGGTGATTTCACCATTGAAGTCATTGGCAACCTCGCATTGCGGCTTCCAGCTGCGGCGCAGAAAAACACCCCCCATGCCGACAAAGGGTTCGGCATAGGTGGCATGGTCGACGGCCTCGATGCGCGCGATGATACGGGCACTCAGGGCCTTTTTGCCCCCAAGCCAGGGGGCGACGGGCGCGGCAGGGCGCACCTTTGTCATTGTTGTCATTGCTGATTCCAGAATATGGGGTGCCCACTCTCGCGAGAGTCGGGCGACATTTTCTGATTTGTGATGTCGGGGCAGCCGCTTTGAACGGATGGCTGCGTGGGAACGGGTGTTTGCGCACCCGATCCCCCCGCTAGGGCGCGGAGGGATCAGTCTTCAAAATTGGGCAGGGCCAGGATCTCAGCTACGGTGGCCAGCTTGCCATTGGCACAGCGCCTGCCCCGCGCCTCGGCAATCAGGGCATCTGAGAACTGACCCTCAGATAGCGGCAGCGGGCCGGTGTATCCGGCGCAGGGCTGCAGCAGATCGGTCGGCACTCTGGGCGGTGGTATGACCAGTTCACTGGCTGGTTGAGAACAAGCGCCGAGCAGTAGCGGCAAGCAAAGGGGATAAAGGCGCATCGCGGCCCTCCATCTGTTGCAGATCATTAGAAAGCGCCACCCAGGCGCGGGCCTCATCGGCGGCGCGATCCAGGTGGGCGCGGTGGATGCGGGCGGTCTCGGCGGCTTGCTGCAGGCTGGACTGTGCCGTTGCCAGATCCACCTGCGTGGCGGCCAGCTCGGCGCGCAACCTGGTGCGGTCCTGGAAGGCCGCGCCAATGGTCCAGACCACCCCAGCCAGTACCGCCACCAGGGCAATTCCGGGCAGATTGCGCAGCACCCAACCCCATATCCGAACCGGGATCATGCCGCCTCTTTCAGCGCCTGATGGCACATTGCGCGCTCGGCGCCGCGCCGGTTGCTCAGCCCTGGTATGATCCGCCCGCCTGCCCTGTTCCAGCGCGGCAGCTCATTGCAGGCGCCGATCAGATCCCCGGCATTGACGCGGCGCACCAGGGTAGATTTGCAGGCGGCCCCTGCCCCGACGTTGTAGGTCCAGCTGACCAGGGCGATCTTCATGCCGACCGGCACCGGATGCTTCAGGCAGCGATCCAGCGCCACCTCATAGGCGACGATCTCACGCGCCAGCATGGCATCGCACTCGGCCTTGCTGTAGCTGTCGCCGCGCTGCACCCCCTTGGTTTCGCCATAACAGACGGTCCAGACACCCACGACATCGCGGTAGGCTTGCGTCCGCAGCCCCTCCCACTGACCGATGAAGCCAATGGCCGTGCTCATGGCGATGCCGCTGCCCGCGATCAGCCCAACCGTGCGCCGACGCACCGCACCAGACTGATCGCGCCGGAAGGCAGCGAGGCTGGACAAGCCGTTCTGGAGCACCAGCCGCGCCGGGATCGCCAGCGCCTGGCATGTGGCCGAGGCCATGGCAAAATACAGCGGATCCCAGCCCAGCATGCCGGGTTGAACCAGGGCCAGGAAGTATCCGCCCAGCAGAACCAGGCTCGCCAAAATGAGCCAGACAGACCAGGACTTGCCAAGCGTGGCGCGCCAGTTTGAGATCAGTTTCATGATGTTTGCTCCAATGCAAAAGACCCCGCCAGAGGCAGGGCTGGGTTCAGGTTTTGGGTTTTGTGGTAGTTTTACGGCTTGGCGCGCAGCAGCCATTTGGTCAGCAGCACCTCAGCGCCGCGCGGGCCGATATAGGCCGCCAGCGCCACAATGCCGGTGGTCACGGTTGGACCGGCACCCATATAGCTGGCAATGGCCTCTCCAATGATGGCCATGCCAATGGCCACCGGGATTTCCCAGAGCAGCTCCGGGCCAAAGAAACGGCGCTGGCCTTTGCGCACCTCGCCGGAATGCCACATCAAGCGGCCTATACTGGCCCCAACCAGCGTGGTGGCAGCACCCCCCAACAGGTTCGACATCCAGTCGATCAACCCCGGCTCAGGCATCAGCCCGCCCCCAGAGTGTTCAACGCCGCATCAAGCGCCGCCAGGGCGACCTGCACCTGCGCAGGCGTTGTCGCCCCCTCAATTGCCGCGCGGGTTTTGCGGCGCAGTCCAGCCAGCTGTGCGGCAATGTCGGCGTAACTCTCGGCCATCGTGACAATCGCTGCTGCCAGATCCGCAACCGCCTCGCCAGTAATGGCCGCCTCGGCCTGCAGCATGGCCAGCTGATCGGCGCTGGCCGCATCCGCCAGACAGGCCCGCGCCGCCAGGGCCTTGGTGGCCCAGCTGTCGCGTTCCGCCTGGGGCACCTGGCCGGTGATTTCCGATGCCGCCGCTGTGAGCTGCTGCAGCGCCCGCGCCAGGCCGTCAGCCTTGGCCTGCGACAGGCCCTCGGCAGCGTGGGTTTCTGCCGTGGTGATCGTGAGCAAGAATGTCATGGGCCTATGCCTCCGGCGTGGCAGGTTTGCGAATGATGGGATCGGGCACGGCCCCGGCAGCGACAATCAGAACCGGCGCGACGGTGGGCTGGTGCGCCTCGGCTGTGGCTGCGTCATAGCGCCAGCGCAGCGACAGGCTCAGCACCCCGCCACTGCGTCTGATGCGCCCCAAGAAAGGATGATCGCCACTCGGTTCAGCAAAGCCGCCCTCGGGCACGGCGGAGAGATCATAATCCACCCCATCGACGGTGATCGTATCGCCCGCGACGCGGGCTGTAGTTTCAGGCTGGCCAGGTTGGCCGGGAAGACCAGGTTGGCCGGGAAGACTGGGCAGACCGGCGCTGCAGATAAAGGTGATATGCATGGGAGCGCTCCTTTAGAACCAGCGGCCAGTGGCTGTCATGTGAAGTAAAACGGTATCGGAGGCACCAAAGCCCGTGGCGCCGATCTGGTTGCGCAGGCCCAGGTGGCCCACAGAGGCAGTTGCAACATCCACGAAGACCTGCCCAAGCTCATTTCTTGTGGGCGTCAGGTTTGCAGTCGCGCTGTCGTTATCGACACTCCCCTCCAAAACCAGCCCAGTGACGGTGCTAAAGGCGGCGGGGAATGTCCAAATCCCAAACATAAGATCCGGCACCGAATAACTCAGCTGGGCCAGATGGGTGCAGATCTGGGTGCCATCGGGGAAGCGCACATAGGCGCCATTGGCATTGCTGCCCCTTATGACCCCGGCGCCGCTGTCCAGATAGCTGCGCCAGTCTTCCATGAAGCCGACAAAATCATCGGTGGCCCATTTGAACAGAGCAAACATCTTGGCGTCAAAATCTGCCTCTGGCGCAGAGCGTGACGGAATAGCCGGCAAAGCCGGGGCAATGGGTGCTGCCATGGTTGCGCACTCCTATTTGATGGTTTTGAGAACAAGGGTGAAGATTGAATCCCCAGCCGCATCCAGCGACTGCGTGTGGTCATCGACAAAGCCAAGGCCCTCGATGCCGTAGTTTGGCGCGTATTCGCTGGAGCCATAAAAGGCGGTCACCAGACCATCCACCTCAGCCACCAGATCCATCACTCGCGGCGCCTGCACCGTCGGCACCCGCAAAGGCACCGTCACCTTGCGGGTGGAGCCGCGCTTGATCAGCAGCTCATCGCCAAACTGATCAAACTCCTTGCGGCTGTGGCTGACATGGCCGACCTCGGCGCCATCCATGATACGGCCCAGAATATGGTTGCGGCCCAGCACGATATGGCCAACCTCGGCCACCGCACCCGGTGCGGAGATGGTGATATCGATCTGATGACCGATATAGCCGGGAAAGCCGTTCAACACCTTCTGGCGCGCATAAAAAATGCCGCCAAAGAAATAGGTGTACATGCTGACCACATGGCCGGTGTCTGCCAGCACAAAGGTCTGATCATAAATCAGGGTGCCGCCGTCGCGCACCGCGATCTGCACCGCCCCCGCCGTGAGGCCAAACAGCGAGATCGCATCGCAGTCCCGTGTTGGCACAATGGAATAGGTGATCTCATCGGCGCGGCTGGCCGTGTTTGAGCGGCGATTGTCAAAGGCCGACCAGCGCCGGGTGGCAAGCCGCAGATCCAGCCACCAGCTGCCAGCATCCGAGACCGGGTCATGACCCAGATTGCCGGGCTGCACGCTCTCATAGATGCGGTGGGTCACCAGCGATATCACCCGATCCCCCAGGGCATAGGTGACGCCCGCATCCCAGACCGGATGATCATCCTCGGCAATATTGGAGCCCACCAGCTCAACATCCGTGACCGGCATCGGCGCAATAATATTGAAGTCCATCACGCCACCTCTTTGGGCAAGCCCGCATCGTTCCAGTTTTCCACCACACGGGCGATTGTCTTGATCAGCAGTTCCACCTTCTGGCCCTGCACCCCGGCCTGGCGCGCCAGGTTATCAACGCTCTCCACCACCCGGCGATTGTCCAGCATGGCCCTGGAATCGGAATGGCTGATCACCCGGCTGGATCCGGTATTCTCCAGCTCCCAGCCGCGCTCCCCAACCACACGCCAGCCCCCGGCATGCACACCGCCAGCGGCAAACTGCGGCACCCCGCCCAGATCGCGGATCTGTTCGCGCAAGCGCGCCAGTCTGGATTTCTTCTCGGTTGTCGAGGCATTCACCCGCCGCATCACCTCGCCATAGGAGGCCGATCCCAGCTGGTCCTGCAGCGCCGCCTTGAAGGCCGCAAGATTGGCTGCGGTGCCGCCATAATAGTCAAAGGAGGAGGTCAGATAGCCATTTGGCCCCAGGCCAACGCTTTGATCCTGCCCCACCAGAGAGATGCCGTATTGGCGGCGCAGCGCCTCGAAGGTGGCCAGGGTGCCCTCTGACTGGCTCTTCTGTTGTCCGGCGATCTCAACCCCTTCGGTCTGCAACCCAACAAGTTTGAGCTGGCCTTTGCGATGATCCACATCTTCCTGCACCGCATCCCGCAGCGCGCTCAACATGGCTTGCAAAGCGCTTAAGGGGGCCGTCAGCCCGCTGGTCGAGGCCACCAGATCGCTGAACACGCTGTCAGCGGTCAGGGTGACGCCACCATCAAAGGTGAGATTGCCGCCATTGCTGCCGATCAGATCCTGCAGCGCGGTCAGCCGGCCAATGGCGGCATTGCCCTCCTCGGTCAGGGCAACATTCACCTGGCGCGACAGCGTGGCGGCCTGTGTCAGCAACAGGGCACGCGTCTCCCCATCCAGATCCTGCACCAGCTTCAGCCGCATATCGCGCCGGATCTCTGCATCCGTGCTCAGCGCCAGTCGCCGGGTCTCGACATCAAGATCCTGCCCCAACATCAGATCCAGCGTTGCCACATGTTCCGACAGGGCATTGGTGGCAATCCAGCGATCCGCCGCTGTCAGATCATCGCGGCGAATGACAAAATCCAGCGTTGTCTGGATCCCCGTCCCGGCGTTCTCCACCAGGTGGCGCAGCCAGAACGGCGCAGTGTCATCCAGCGCCACCGCCACATCAAGACGCCCCACCAGATCATCATAGGAGAAGGCCTCCGCATCCTTGATCGCATCCTCCAGCGCCCCCAATGACGACTGGAACGCCTCCACCGTGCCATCCCAATCCGCATGCAGCGCCTGCACCCCGTCGCTCAGCTCGCCAACCTGATCACTGGTCAGGCCTTTGAGCTGCAGGAAGGTGCCCAGATCGGTCAGCACCTCGATCTGCTGTTTATACAGCGCTTCCAGCACCTCCTCATTGCCGCTTTCCAGCTCAGAGACCCCGGCGACAAAGTTCAGCTTGCCCTGCACCAGGGCGGCAAGACGGCGATACTCCAATGAGGATCTGGCCGTGGCCAGNGCCGATTGCAGATAGTCCCGCGCCAGACCAGACAGGCCCGCCGCCGCCTCCTGATCACCACCGCGCGCCGCCTCATAGGCTTCCTCAAACCGGCGCCGCTGGGCTGCCGCCGCCTGATCGCGGCTGGCACCGCCCAGCTCGGAGGTGCCCAGTCCAGACAGATAGTCCCGCAGGCTCTCCGCCGTGCGCGCCCAGAGCGTGGCCGCAGCCCGTGCATCCGCCGCCATATCGCGCGCGGTTTCGATCTGCAGGCCAATTTCGCCGCCAATCTCATCCAGCATGCCCGCCATCGACAGGGTGAAGCTGTCCACCTGCGGCAGCACCTGATCCATTGCCCCCGACATCTGCAGCAGGCTGGCGTAAAGTTTCCGCCCGTGTTCGGTGGTGAGATCCAGGCTCTCGACCAGCTCCCGGAACCCGGCCCGGCTTTCTGGCATTGCCACGCCAATATCGTCAAAGCGCTCCCGCAACCGGCGCAGGATGGTCTCGGTCTGCTCGCCTTCGGAATAGAACCCGGCAAAATAGCTATTGGCCGCCGCATTCAACCCCTCGGCGCCGCCAAAGAGATCCACCAGAGTTGAGGCATTGTCACCGCCTGTCAGGGACATATCAAAGCCCTGATGCCCCAGCAGATCCGCCACATCATTAAAGGCCAGCAGACTGCCCGACAGTCGCGACAGCGTCTCCAGCGCGTTTTCTCCGGCGCGGCTGAACGCATCCGTGCCCAGGATCAGCTCGGCCATGGCATTGCCGGTGGCCTCGATCTGCTCCTGCAGCGCTTGCTGGATCTCTTCCTGGGTTTTGCCATTGATCCAGATGGTGAAGCCCTCGCCGGTGAAGCCCTCCAGCGCATCCGTGCTCAGCCCCAGGGTTTCCGCCATATCCGTCAGGCCCGTGGTCAGCCCCGCCATGCTGTCATCCAGCATCGCTTCAAACTCAGCCTCCAGCGGTTTGTAATAGGTCCGGTTGGAGCGCAGAAAGCCGCCTTTGTAAAAATCAAACTGGCTGCCATTAAAGCCCTCGGCGTCAAAATGGCCGCGAATGCCGGTGCCGGCGTATTTGCGGCTCAACCCCTTGGCCAGCAGCGCAATCACGCCCACAATAATCCCGAGTGCCGGCAGAGCCGCACCAATTGCGCCCCAGCCGCCCGTGGCCCCCGAGAGCAACCCGCCGATATTGGCAAAGCTGGAACCAAGGCCACCCCCAGACAAGACTCCCAAGAAGCCCGATCCAACCCCCGACAGTGCACTGCCTGCGCCGGTCAGCTTCAGCAAGCCACCGGCGCCATTCAGCAAACCTCCCAGGCCGCCCCCCAGGCCACCACCAACACCACCGCCGCCACCAAGGGCCGCGCCAATACCACCACCGCCGCCAAGGTTCAGACCGCCAAGCCCAAGAATGCCCGAGACCGAGGCCACCACCGGCAGCACAATCCTGGAATTGGCAAACTGATAGGCAATGTCCTTGAGCATGCCCTTGATGGTGTCGCCCAGGTTGCCGCCCTCAAAGGCGGTGCGGGTGATGTTTTCTGCCCACCGTTCCTGCTGATCCCGCACCCGGTCCAGCGCCGCATCCACCCGGTCCAGCTCAATCACCTGATCCGCCAGCGCCTCGATCTGCGCCTTGCCGATGCCAGCGCCCTCCTTGCCCAGCTTTTGCTGAACCGCGCGCACCGCTTCCAGCTTCTTGCGCTGCTCATCGGTCAGCCCCACCAGGGCGCGCCGGTCGCGGATCTCTTTTTGCAGCGCCGCCAGCGCGCTTTTGCTGGCCGCGCCCCCGGCAGAGCGCACCTTGTTCAGGGCGCTGATCTGCGCGCGGTATTCGCCGCTCAGGCGCTGGTTTTCCTCAAACAGGCGCACCTGCTGATTGATCCCCTCCTCCACGTTGCGGCGCTGGCCGTCGTGCATTTCTTCCAATGGCGGCAGGGCCGCGACCAGCTCGGCGCGATACTTGGCAACATTGGCCGCCGCCTCGCCGCCACCGCTTGCCAAGACGGCCATGCCAGCCTTCAGCCCGGCAATATTGGCCTGCGCCCCGGCCAGTGCCCCCGGCAGGCCAGAGAGATAGCCGCGCAGAGCCGCCGCCTGCCCCGCCGCGCCGCCAAGCCCCTGGATCAACGGATCCGTGGCCCGCGCTGCCGCGTCGATATTATCCGCCGCATCGCCTGCATGTTTTGCGGTCCGCTCAGCCGCCACAGCCGCCGCGTCCAGCCGCGCCTCGGCCTCTGCCAAGGCACCAGACAGGGCGTCGATATCCGCGCGGGCCTTGGCCATGCGATCCGTCTCATAGAGACTGGCACCAAAGAAATTGGTGGTAAAAGACGCGGCCTCCAATTCAGCCTTCGCCGCCTCCAGCGCCTGGCGGGTGGCATCGCGCGCCGCCTCTGCCGCCCGGCGCATCGCCTCGGCATTCTTGGCCGTCATATTGCGATAGAACTGATCGGTGGCACGCTCCAACAGGTCATGCGCCGCCGCTGCCCCCTCAATTGCAAGCGCGTAATCTTCAGCAGCCTGTGCCGATTGGGTGAAGCCCTGATAGATCCCGGCAGCCACACCAATCAGCGCGCCAATGCCGGTCGCCATTGCCGCCAGTCGCAACAGGCCAAGCCCCCGCGTCAGCCCCTTGATGGCAAGGCTGGCCAGCGCCGCCCTGGTGCTGGTGGCCCCAAGCGCCAACTCCAGCGCAACTGAGGCCTTGGCAGCGGCCAGGAACCTGACCGGCGCCAGGGCCAAAGTGGTCACCAGCCCCGCAACCGCCGCGCCCATCGGGATCGCCAGTCTCAGCACCAGGCCAAACCCCAGCGCCAAAGGCCCAAGGGTGGCCGTCAGGACTGCGCCCTTGGCAATCAGCCCCTTGGTGCCATCAGACAGATTGGTAAACCACTCCGCCACGCTGGCCGCCTTGTCGCTCAGCTCTTCCAGAAACGGCGCCAGCGCCACCGTCAGCTGATTGGCCATGCCACGACCGACAACACCCATGCGCGACAGCGCGTCATTGGTGCGCTCGATCTGGTCCGCATCCACCTCGGAGACCGCAACGCCAAAGCGCATCACGTCCTCAGTCGCCAGACGCAGGGCGCTGCTATCGATGCGGGTAAAGATCAGCCCGGCCCGGCTGCCAAACAGCTCAGAGGCCACCGCGCCGCGCTCGGCCTCTGGCACAAATTGCGCCATGGCATCCTGGATCTTTGCCAGACGTTCATCCAGCGGCAGGCGCTGTAGCGCCTCGGCACTCAGATGCAGCCGGTCCAGCGCCTTTACCGCAGGGCCACTGCCCGCCGCCGCCTGGCTGAGCCGCTTGGTCAGCTGGATGGTGGCCTGCTCAACCTCGCCAATTGACACCCCCGACAGATCCGCCGCCCGCTCCAGCACCTGCATCGAGGCCACCGTGGTCCCCAGCGATTGCGCCATCTTGGCCTGGGCATCGACAATTTTGAGACTGGATTTCACCGCAAGTGCCGCCGCACCAACCATCGGCACAGTGAGGCCAAGCGCCAGCCGACGCCCCTGGCGCTCAACCGTATTGCCTAAGCGCACCATGCGCCGCTCGACATTGCCCATGGCCGCAATGCCACGCTTGGCACCGCTTTCAAAGGCTGTGGATTCCAGCGACAACAGCCCCCGGAGCGAACCAATAATGGCCATCTATTTTCCCTTTTTGCTTTGAAAGTGCAGCGCCATCAGACCCGCGCGCAGCTTGTCCAGATCCTGCGCTCTATCCCGGATTGCCGGTTTTGCAGGCTCCGCCGCCTTGGTGAAGTCCGGCATTTTTTTGGGATCATGGAAGGCAAACTGCACCAGAATGCCCAGTTCCTGATTGAGCACCCGCCAGGCTTTGAACTCCTGATCCTTGGCCTTGATCCTGCCGCCCGTGATCAGATCGTATTCCCGCAGGGTGACATCCCAGAAGTCGCCGTGGTGCAGGTCCAGCCCGCACCACGTTGAGAACATCGCCTCCCAGTCTACGCCTCTGCGGCGGCACTGCCCTTTCCCGGCGCCGCCTCGCCTGGCGCCGCCTCGCCTGCCTCGCTGGTCTCATCAACCTGGCCGTCCTCATCAGCCGCGGATTTGACGTCAAAGGCGGCGCCAATGGCCTGGGCAACCAGCGGGACCAACTTGCGCACCCCGCCCGCCTGGTCGATCAGGTCCAGGGCCTGGTCGGGATCAATGCCCTTGCCATCATTGAGCCCCGCCCCCAAAGCCGAGGCCATAAGGGTCACGCCCCCGGCGCCGGTGATCAGCTGATCCAGCAGGGTGTCAAAAGACTGACCGCCGTTTTCCGCTTCAATGCGGATCAGGGCACGGGTCGAGAACTTCAGCTTGAGGGTCTTTTTCCCCAGCTTCATACTTGCGCTGCGGATCATACGACTGGATCCCCTTTGGTCCATCCAACCACACCCGTCGGGCGCAGTTTGAGATCGGTCATCAAATCGCCATCCACGTCCACAGACGGAATAGAGGGGTTCACAAAGGCCTTGTAATCAAAGGCATCCCCAGTGAGCTGTTCGCCGTCCACAGCGGGCAGATCCACCTTGAAGAAGATCACCTTGCCTTTGCGCGCCAGCGCCTTCTCATAGAGATCTGCCGAGTAGAAACAGCTCAGCGTCAGCTCGCCCGTATCGGTCAGGCCGACGCCGTATTCCTTGTTGCGGCCAGGGCTGTCCAGCGAGGTGCGGTCCCGGTATTCCGGGCTTTCCTCGGGGATGCCAACTGTTTTGCACCCCTTGATTACCTCCCAGGCAACCCCGTCTTCAGACCACTGCACATCGCACAGATCGCCCGGAATGACATTTTCTGCCATTGGCTTATTCCTTTCAGATTGTCAGAGTATTCAGCCGGTTACCCGGCCATGCGTAATAGGCCAGGCGCAGTCACGCCTGGGGTATTCAGGCGCGGTAGCGCACCTGGAGATCCAGCATTTGACGCCGGACCACTTCCCCGCCGGTCTCGGAGGATCCGTCCCGGCGCGAGAGTTCCTTGCAGCGGATCACCGACCCGCTGCGATAACCTGTCAAAAGGTGGGACACTGCAGGCCCCAGCGAGATCAGCTCACCATATGAGAGCGCATCGATGTTCACCTGCACCCGCGCGGTTTCCACATCTGCCCGGCCCTGCAGCGCATAGCGCGTCACCGTGCCAACCCGGAGCAGGCTGATGCGGGGAAAGCCCACGTCACTGCCAAACAGGCCCCAGACAACGGGAACCCCAAGGGTTTCAAGCAAGACCCCCAGTTCAAGTTCCAGGCTCATTTGCCAGCCCTCAAAGCCTTGCGCCGTGCCCGCTCCAGCGTCTTGTCGATATCCTTGCGGATCTCCAGCCCCAGAGCCTCCAGCATCCCCGGCGCATAGAGATCCCAGGCAGGCCGCAGGAAGGGATTGGCCGGCATCTCGCCGGTAAATTTGCCGGTGGAGTTCTGATAACGCGGCGCGGTGCCATCCTCATAAAGATGCGCATGCGGGGAATGACTGCCATCCGACTGCACCGGCCCCACATACATCGCCACCCGATTGCGGCCCTGATCGCCGCGCGCGCGCCGCTTCTGGCTCTTGTCCAGCTTGCTGGTCACCGCAACCTTGAACTTGCCGCCCGCCATGCCTTCTGCCGCTTGCGCCACCGGCTTCAGCACCTTTTTCAGCGCCCGCCGCCCCGAGGCTTTCGACTGCCCCCGCGTGAGCTGCACCAGGGCGCGCTCGATATCGCCCGAGCCTTCAATGCGCAGTTTTGCACCCATATCAGCCCCCTGCTTTCTTCAATCGCCAGGCGGTGATCTCCAGCTCATTACGAAAGCCCAATTCCTTGATGCCGGTGATCCGCCAATCATCCCCGTCAAAGCGCAATCGAAAGGCGCTGGTGATTTCTGCAAGCCGCACCGACCAGGACACAACAAACCGGGCATCCGATTTCTGCTCCACCGCCGCTGCACGCAGCCGCTCGCCATCAGACACCGGCGTAAACGCAGCCCAGGGGCGCGCATATGCCTCCCACCCCGTTGCCACCATTTCCCTGGCGTCGTTTTTCTCAAAGGTGGCCTGCAGGATGATGATCCGCCGATCACGCGCAGCAATCCGCATCACATCCACCAGCTTTTGAACGGCGCCACCAGCCGCGCGATCGACAGCGGCACCTCAACCGGTGTGCCCTCAAAACTCACAGGCTCACGCGCCTTATAAAGATGCGCCGCAAACAACAGGATGGCATGGCAGATCGGCAAGGGCACCGCGCCTGGCTCAGCGCCAAAGCCCGCCACATAATCAATCCGCAAGGGCCAGCGGTGGCGCCCCGGTGCCCCCCAGGACGGCGCAAACACCGCGCTGCGATCCCCCTCAAGATCCTCTAACGTCACGCCCTCAACCGCGATCCAGTCGCCATTGGCATCGCGGATCTCGGCCTGGACGATCTCGCGCACCGGCAACAGCGTGAGCACAACGCCCCGGCCACCGGGCGGCACTGCCGAGAAGGTCTCCCGCCAGGTCTGATCCATCAGTGCGCGGCCCAGCTCGCCATCCGCGCCATCAAACTGCGCAATCGCCACATCAAGGCAGTGCTGCAGATGGTCATCATCTTCCCCGGCTTCCAGCCGCATATGCGCCTGCAGCCGGGCCAGATCCACCGGCGCCAGAACCGGTGCAACACTCCGCGTCAAAGCCATCGGATCACTCCTCGGTGGGCTCGGTGGGCTCGGTGGGCTCGGTGGGCTCGGTGGGCTCGGAAACCGCCACAACCGGCTGCGCCTCGGCGTCAAGCAATTCAGCGTAGCCCGCATTGACCAGATCCTGGCCGACATCATCAGCGACAGTTGGCTCGGTACCGGCGGTAAAGCTACGGGCAACACCGCCGCAGCTGGTAAGGATTTTGATTTTCATGGGGGTCACCCTCGGGAATAAGAAACAGGAAAGCGGCCCCCCAAAGGGACCGCCTTAAAATGCAGCCAGATCAGGCCGCCATCTGCAGCGTCTTGATGGCCTTGGTCTGACCCGGCGCGCCGTCAATGCGGTGCACCCCCATAATCCCAAGGTTGGGAAAGAACTTCTCGCGCGCCACACCAATCAGCGGGTTGCCCACCTTGCGCACATAATACTGCGAGAAGTCGCCAAAGGAGATCGGCTTGGCCGAGGCGCCAATCTTGGCCATCGCCTGGTTGAACGACACCGGCTTGCCATTCAGCGAGGGCGTCACCCCCTTGGTCACGTCCCCATCAGACCAGAGATAGCGGCCATTGGCATCCTTGATCTTACGCAGCGCCTTGACTGTCTGGTCATGCATCTGGAACCGCACCTTGGGACCGGTGCGATAGGCCGGATCAACCGAATGCTCCAGATCAATGATGTCATCAAAGGTCAGCGCCGCCGCCGATCCCGCCGCATGGCCAACCGGCGCGCCAGTCACAAACCCAAGCGGCTCATTGACGCCACTGCCCACCGTCAGCCACTTGTTGCCGGTGCGCCCGATGCGCTCCCCGATCAGCTGACCCAGCAGCGCCTCAAAGCCAAAACTGGAATCCTGCGCCAGCTCAAAGGACCATTTGATCCAGGGCGTTTTCATCACATGCGCCAGCAGCTGCGTCTTGCCGATGACGATGTCGCCGCTGTCATCATCCACACCCTCTTCGCCCTCCGCGTGCGGATCCATTTCGGCCTCGGTATCGTCCACCATCGGCATATCAAAGGGCGCGCCATTGGCCAGATTGATCTCGGTCGCAATCGTCCCATCCATCATCGGGCCATGGGCGGCAGCGGCGATATTGATGGTGTTGGCCAGCGTGGTTGGCACCAGAAAGCCGCCCTGCGCCCCGGTGCCAGTATTCTGCGCCCGGATTTCCTGGGCACCCGCCCGCAAAGCCTCGCGCGCCTCGCGGTCCAGCTCGGACATATCCGCCCCATTGGCAAGATACTGGCGGAAGGCCTCGCGGTATTCATCGCCAACCGCCTGCGCCGGGTTGTGCTGGCGCTCTTCCTGCCCAGGGCGCTGTGCTTCGCGCTCTTCGCGTTCCTGGGTCTCGCGGCGGCGCTCTTCCTGCTGGGCCGCCTTATAGGCGCGCTCTTCGCGATCAGCCTGCGCCACCACGCTGTCGCGCTCATCCATCATGGTGTCAAACTTCTGATGCGCCGCCTCAGCCTCCGCCTTGGGCGTCTTGTCCGTCACGCTGTCCAGAATGGAGCGCGCTTCGGTTTCGATTGTCTTGGCGCGCTCGCGCAGTTCCTTGATCTTGCTCATAGGATCATCCTTTGATGTTGAGATTGGGTTTTGGTGATTGGGTGTGGAAAGATGCGCCTGCCCGGGGCGCGCGATCTATCTGGGCGGTGGAATGCGGGTTCAGCCGCCGCAGGTCAGTCGCATCCGCATCTGCATCTGGCGGCGGTGCAGATCCACGCCGCCGCCAAGTGCCAACTGTTTTGAGCGCAGGCCGATTTCGGTGCCCTCATAGGCCGGGTCCGTCACAATCGAGACATCATACAGCCGCACCGACTGGATGCTGCGCACCGCGTGATCGCCGGTTTCGTCCCAGGTCTCTTTCTCGGCCACAAAGGCAAAGCTCATCTTTGACAGATCCCCCCGCCGCATCTTGGGCAGGATCCGCATCACATCCGGATCACTGGCATCCAGCGCCGTATCCACTCGCAAACCGCGTTCATCCTCAGTCAGCGTCAGCGTGCCGGATGTGGTGCGCGCCAGCGGCAGATCCCGGTGATTGATCAGAAAGGTCACATCATCACCGCGCTGCAGTGCCGCGCTGAAAGCACCGCGTTCCACCACCTCCGACCAGCCCCAGCTGTCCAGCGGGCCAATATCCGCCGCCTCGCCAAAGACAGCGGCATAGCCGGTCACATTGATCTGATCACCCGCAGCCTCACGCAGCTCAACGGGCGCGAGGGCGCAATAGCGCACCTCACGTTGCAGCTCGCTCATCGCGACCTCCTGTTACTCGGTTTCGGTTGTCTCTGTTGTGTCGTCTGGCTCTTCGGCAGGCCTGTCGCCAACTGCCGGGGGCGCATTCTTGTTGAAGGCCGTGCCCGCCATTTCCAACGGCACCGTGGCGCCCTGGATAAACAGCGTCTCACCCCCCGCCAGCGGTGGTTTGTTCATCATTTCGCGCCCCTCATTCGGGGTCAAAAGCGCATTCTGAACCGCCTTCACAATCGCCTCGATCCGGGTCTTGAAGTCGCCCCGCATGATGCCGTCCAGGTCCAGCTTCACATAGCGCCGGGAGCCGCGCCCAAAAATCTTCAGCGTCAGCTCCTGCTCAAACTTCTCAACCCAGCGCCGCAGGGTATGTTTGACCAGATGCAAATCCTGATGCTCGATATTGTTGTAATTGCCCTTGCTCAGCTCCTGCAAAAACACCGGCGGCAACTGATAGATCCGCGCCACCTGCCCCACCGCAAAGATCTGCACCGGCGTCAGCTGCATTTTTTCCGGGTCATCCCCCAGCCGCACCAGATCATGCCCCGCTGGCATCGGCAGGATCGGCTTGCCATCCTCCGCCGACCGGCGCGTCACCTTCATCAGATCCGCCGCCGCCCGCATCATTTCCCTGGCCGCCGTAAATGGGCCTTTCAGCACATAGGGCGGCACGCCATTCTTGCCAAAAACCGTCAGCGCATAGCGGTTGGCATTCAGCCCCTGACGGATGGCGCTGGCGCAGGTCATCACCGGATTATGGCAGTTCACATGATCCGGTTGCAGCATATAGGCGATATCAATCACGTCCTTGCCGGCATAGGTTTTCACCCGGCCCGACGGCTCCATATAGTCATAGAACAGACGCCCCTTCACCCTGCGCACCGTGACCCGCTCATACTCCATGGCAAAGAGATTGATCACCTCGCCGCGCCGGTCGCGCTCAATGTAGCTATAGGCCCGCCCCGGCCCAAACACCTGGGCAAAAAACGTCTCGCGCCAACTGAACGAGGTGGTGCTGTCATTGACCGCCGCCCCCAGCACATCGGCCACGCCGCCGGTCAGTTTCTTGTCGCCGCCCGTCTCGTCGGTCTTTTCAAACACCTCAATCGGCAATCCCGCCATCGCCGCCGACAGAAAGTTGATCGCGTCCCAGACCGCTGGCAGCGACAGCGCCTCTTTCATGGTCACGCCCTCAGAGGTGCCGCCATTCAGAACATCCGCAATGCTGGTCGCATTACCGTCCACCTGCCCACTGTCCACCAGCACTTGGGCGCGATCCTCTGGCGCCGCCTCGGCCACAGCCCGGTCACGGCGCAATCTGCCCATCAATCCCACAGGTCATCCTCCATTGAATAGCCATCATCGGCCCAGGGCGACTGCTCCGGCAGGCCACGGTCCCGGCACAGCGCCATGCCCGCCGACATCGCAAGCGACACCATGCCGTCAATCCGGCCATGGGCCTTTTCCTTGTCAAACATCCGGTGCCCGGTGCGATTCTCGGCGTAAGTCACCGAGGCCGCCATGCTGTCCAGCAGCGGGTTCTTGGCAACCATGAGCCGCCCATCGTAAATTGCGTTTTCCAGCTTGTTGATCGAATCCGGCATCCACAGATAGATCTCGACCTCTTCACCCGGTTTGGTCGGATCCGGCACCTTGTCCAGGATCCGCTTCTGGAAGCCCTGCGGATGCACCTCGCTTGGCAACAACAGCCCCTTTTCCGTCAGGCTGTCCTTCAGCCGCTCCAGCCCATATTGGTCGCAGGCAATCACCTCTGGCAGATAGCGCGCATTCAGATCCGCCAGCGCATCCGCCAGCCAGGGGTATTTCAACCGCTCGCCGGGGATCGCCTCGATATGGCCCTGATCGGCCCACAGATCATAGGGCGCCTGATCGCGGCCCGCGCGCTCCAGCAGCGTATCCTTTGGCGTCCAGAACCAGGTCTTTGACACCAGTTGTTCCGCGTCCTTGGTGGCATCCAGCACCCAGGTCAGGGTGAGCGCGGTGAAGTCCCGCACCTGGCTCAGATCCAGCCCGCCAAAACAGCGGTATCCCTTTTCGGTCAAGGCCTCTGCATCCACATCACCATGGCAGGCCACCCAGGCATCGCGCTTGATCGCCGCCTTTACCGATTGCGTCCACTGGCAAAAATGCAGCCGCGCAATGCCATTGCGCTTGCCCGGCATCATCCGCGCCTGTTTCACAACACCCCGCAGATAGTCTTCCTCAATCGTCACCCCCAAAAGCGGGTTCACCTTCACCCAGCAGCTGGGGTCATTCTCCCAATCATCCCCGTCATCCAGCGCGCAGATAAAGGCAAAGGTGCTGTCATCCTCATGCACCCCGCTCACCACATTGACCCCGTGCTGGTGCTCTTCCCAGCAGATCGATTTCTTGTCGGTGCCCGAGTTGGTCGCCATGCACAAAAGCGGCTGCTTGCGGAACTTGAAGCCCCGCTCCAGCATATCGATCACATCCCGGTTGGGATGCTCATGCACCTCATCCGTCAGCGCACAATGAGGGCGCGGCCCCGACTGCGCCTTTTCCGCCGACAGCGGCTTGAACTTGCGCTTGTCGCCCGACTTGCCCACATAGGTCAGCTGCCAGACCGGGTTTTCCCCAAGCTGTTTCACCCGGCGTTTCAGCACCGGCGACTGTTCCACCATCGCCACCGCATCCTGGAACAAAATGCCCGCCTGGTCTTTTTTCGCAGCCGCCGCATAGATCTCGGCGCGCGGCTCACCATCCGCCACCATCATATAAAGACCAATGCCACCCAGCATCGGCGACTTGCCGTTGCCCTTGCCTTCCTCATCATAGAACCGGGTAAAGCGGCGCAGCCAGGCCCCGTGAGTGGCGCTGAACTTCTTCCAGCCAAACAGCGAGCCGATCCGGAACGCCTGGCTGGGGTGCAGATGAAAGGGCCGCCCCTCAAACTGGCCGCCATTGAGCCGCAGCACCTGGGGAAAGAAGCTGATCGCCCGCAGCGCCGCCACCAGATCCCATTTGAGGCCGCGCTTTGGCCCCTCGATCAGATCGCGCAGGTGCCGCTCNGCCGCCGCCCGCACATAGGGCCCGGCGGTGATNNCNCCNGCNACAACATCCTGCGCCCAGGCCGTGACCGGATCCTCCTCATAGCTGATCCGCGCCGCAGTGTCGCTCACGTCATAAACCCCTCNGGGCTATTGGGATCNGGNAAGTCAAAGCCCATCTGGCCACCGCCNGACAGNCCNCGNTCNGCNGCNGGCGTCATGCCAAAATCATTNGCCAGCCCCCGGATCTGNCGGAAGGTTTCATTCAGCTGCGCCACCTCTGGCCGCGCCTTGATCTGGGTGCCGTTGCGGGTCTGGCTCACATAGGTCTCCCCCAGCTCTTCCAGCTCCAGCTCGATCCGGTCATGGCGCACCACCGCCTTGCACAGCTGCAAAAACGGCTCCATGTGCTGGGGTTTCAGCCGATCAACAGTTGGATGACACAGCGGCAGCGCCAGCCGGTCAAAGGTCCAGCGCAGCTGGCCGGTCAGCCCCTCGGGGCGCAGTTCCTCAAGCCGGGCACGGGCGCGCTCTGCCAGATTATGCGGCTGCACCCCCTCATCGGTGAGCGGAACAACCTTTTCCTCTGTTGGCTTGCGGCCCCGTGCCATGTTGTGACCTCCTCCCATAACCTGTGGTTTTTTCTATTCAATTAGGGCTTTGCGCACAGAAAGGTTCTCTCTCCGGTTTCCACCAAAAGGGATTTTCCTGCCGACCCTCCCCCTCCCCATCACGGGGCAGGCAGCTGGCCTACTGGTTGGCGGGATGCAGCGGGTCGATGGGCCAGCCATCGCTGCCGCGTTCCTGCGAGAAGCCCCGTGTTTCCAGCCGCTGCTTGTTCTGGTCATGGTCATCCGGGCACAGCGTCTGCAGGTTGCCCGGATCCAGAAACAAGGTCCGGTCGCCGCGATGCGGGATCAGGTGATCCACCACCAGAAACCGCCGCCGTGCATTGGTCTGCTCCGCCCCCGCCGAGGTCAGCGAGCCATCATTCAGGATGCCGCGCCGCAGACAGGCCCGGCACAGAGGTTCCCGCTCCAGATGCTGCGGACGCAACCGACGCCGCCATGCCGATAGATTGTAAAGATGGTGGTACTCGCTTCGGGCTGTCATTCGCTGGCCCCCAGAACGCAAAATGCCCGAGGCGGGGTTTCCGCTTCGGGCATGAATAAGGTGTTGGCATCTTGTCTAGTGATTGAGATCCTGACCGTCAAGCCCCGCGCCAGGGATTGCGCGCAGGCATCGCCTGAGACACCGTGAACGAGGTCAGAGGGCAAGCCACCTGCAACACATAACGCAGATGCAACAAGGCCCCGTACCACGCCAGATAGCGCCGCCGTGCCGCCGCAACATCACGCGCCGACCCGGCATAACTCACCCGGCACCAGGACCCGTTTGCCTTGGTGCCCAGCTGACTGGCCGGCCACCGCGCACCAAGTTCTGTGCACCGCTCTGTCACCGCAAACCGGCCATGCCGACTTCCCCGCCATGCAACCGGACCGCAGCTTGCCCGCACACCAATCATGCAGTCAGGCCGTTGCCCCACACGGGCCAGCTCGGCGATCTCAACAGCCATGCGGCGCCCGCCCTGGCTGTCCGGCAGACTGGCAAGGGAGGCGGCAACCATATCCGCATCGTGGTGACGCGGTGAGCAACCGCCGCCCTGCACCCGACAGCCAAGTTTCGCCTGCTGCATCATCAGATATTCCACCCCAATGCCCGGCCGCGCGCCGGTCTCTGTCTCGATCTCGTTAAAGTCGAGGCTGACCTTTTCGCGCTGGAAGGCCCACTCGATCAGGTCCAGCACGCCCACTTCAAGCTTGCCGCTGCGCGGGGCGCGCACTGCGGTCAGCCGAGATCCACAGCCCGGTTCAGGCGGGACCGCCAGATCAGCAGCCATATTCATGCCGCCTGCCCCGCCCGAGCCTGATCACCAATGTCCTGACACCTGCGCAAGGCAGCCAGCCGCCGATCCCGAAACGCCAGCTCCTCTGGCGGGATCTGCTCACCGCGCGACATCCGCAGCTCGATATCCTCAAGGCGGCGCGTCGGATTATCTGCCTCTGCCCTGAGTTTTGACAGGCTCCAGGCCCCCGGCCATTCCCGCGCAACCTTGATGAACTTGAGCAACTCTGGCGCCCAGCCCTTTTGGATCGCTTCCTGACCAGTCGCATGGGCAAACACTTTCAGCATCAACGGAGACGGCCCGGTGTCTGGCACCTCGATCTCGCGCGCTTTTTTCAGGATCTTCAGCGGAATGGGGAACCGATCCGCATCCTTGCCTGCCGGATGGGCCTCAACCCATTCCCGCAGCTCAATCAAGCCCCGCTCTGTCATATAGGCGAGCTTCTGGCGCAGCTCGTTCTTCTGCCCCTCAAACTTGGCAAGGGTCGCCGTTGTTGGTCTCGCAAGCCCCAGGGCCTCCAATGGGGCGATAAGAACCGCTTCAACCCGCTTTTCGCCTTCGCTCTGTTCTTTGGCATCCATGTCTCTGCCCTTCCTCTTTCTCAGCAAGTCCGACTTATCCACAGGCGGGGCGCTGCATCTGGGGCGCAACCGTCCTGCTGTCATGTTTTGTCTTTGTCTATGTCTATGTCGTGCAGGACAGTCTGAGACTGTCCGAGACTGTCTTGAACTGTCCGCCGGACAGTCTTGGACACTGTCGGACAGTGTCAGCTTCCTTTGTTTTGAAACGCGCCCCCGGAGCGCCCGAGGTCAAAGATGTGGTTCGACCAGGCCTGCATCGAGCGCTCAATCCAGGCAGCACTGCGGTATTCGCAGCCCTCTTTCACCAGCCATTCATCCATCCAGCGCACTGCCGCATCATTCTTGGCCAGATCCGCGTGATAGCCGGAAACCGTGATGCGCAGCCGCTGCAACCGCTTGGCCGAGTTGGCAGCGTCATTGCGCGCCCGGTGGTCCTGGCGCCGGGCCATGGCCTCGGTCAGGCTGCGCAGCACCATCGGGTGCATCAGCCGGATATCGCCATTGTCGCAGCGACAGGCCTCCCACTTGTACAGAGGGCCATAGTCCAGCTTGCACAGCGAGCCAAAATGCCCTGGATCAATCATCAGCAGTTTGGCCAGAATATTCTGATCCATCGGCAGAGTGCCGACGGGGCTGTTGTCATAGGCGATATTGATCAGATCAAAGAACAGCGCCCGACATTCTGGCGTTGCGTTCAGCCGCATATCCGAGGCCAGCCAGCGGCGCCGCTCCCAGGCCATGAAGAAATGGCTGTCCAGCCGGTCATCGCATGACAGCGGGTACTCCGGCAGGTCACCCATATCGACGGGCCGCAGAAAGTTGGGAGATGGGCTCATGCAAAAATCTCCGTCAGATCCCGCGCCCTGTCACTGAGGTATAGCCGAACACCCGCCCGTTGCCGCCGATCCGTCACCCGGCGGCGGTAGCGGTTGCCCCAGCCCCGGTGCATGCAGATGTTGCGGCAGGTATTCGCGGAAGCCCCCGTGAACTCTGCCAGATCCGCCAGGGTGCAATCCCCTGCGGTCGCGCGGGTCAGCCACCAGATCTGATAGGCAATGCGTTGCATTCGGATACTCATGCCGCCTGCCCCATCTGTGTCTGGAAGAACTCCGGCGCCTGCGGATCGGTCAGGATCATCAGCAGCGCGATGTGGCTGGCCGGAGACGTTACCGCCCCCCACCAGTTCAGCGCCGTCTGGAAGCTGACATCGCAAAACAGCGCCACCTCGCGCGGGCTGTTGAACCGCGCCCGGAAGTAGCTGGACCACAGGTCCGGCGCCTCGACCTTCAGCCGGTACGGGTCCAACTGTTTTGACCAAGAGCTTTGCCCCTGGGGCGTGCCAGCCTCGGCACATGACGGATCATTGCTCACAATCAGGGTTAGACGCGGGCGGCTCATGCGGCGTCCTCCCTCTGTTCAACAACGGGGGGCGGGTTGTCAGCCATGTATTGGCGGATCTTGTCCACAGTGTTCAGTGTCGGGCTCGATTGCCCATCCACCCAAGCTTTCCATTGCAACCAGCTTGCGCCAACAGCTTGGCGCAAAACGTGTTGTGGGCTTCGGCCTACCGCATCGGCGTAAGCCTGCATATCTTCGAGAAACTGTTCCATGCGGCATTATTGGGTAAGTTTACCCGAATTATCAAGGGTAAAGTTCCCAATATTAAATCTTCAACTCTTTGGGTATATTTCCCCAATGTTGAATGAGAGTGAAAAATTCCTCGAAGGCCTCCGGAACGTCATGGAGGCTCGCAATCTGAAGGACGCGCCGCTCTCGGAAGCTGCCGGACTACATCAGTCCTTTGTACGGGATCTTAAGCGAGGCAAGGCAGCATCACCAAAGCTGTCCTCTGCCGTCCGCCTGGCCCAAGCTCTCGGGATGACCGTCGAAGACGTCATGGCCTGGGCCGAGGGGCAACCAAGTAACACCCTCACCATCTCAATCGCCGGCAAAGTCGGCGCAGGCGCAAAAGTGCCCGTGTTTGACGCCTATGAGAAAGGCGACGGCCCTCAGGTGGAATGCCCGCCCGGCCTTTCCCCTCATGGCATTGTTGCGGTCGAGGTCGAAGGCGACAGCATGGAGCCCGTTTATTCTGACGGCGATCTATTGTTCTACACCCGCAACGGGCATGACGCCGTGCCCTCTGACGACGTCGGGCATCGCTGTGTCTGTGAAGATGAAGACGGCATGGGCTGGGTCAAGCAGATAAAACCAGGCGACGAGCCAGGGCTCTTTCATTTGATCTCGTTAAATCCCGGAGCCAGCAACATTTGGAACATCCGGCTCAAATGGGCTGCTCGCGTGCGGCTGCACTGGCCCGCCGACTTGGCGCAGAAAACCTGACCCTCTCCTCTAATATTCTACAAACCGCCTCCCTTTTGGGGAGCCCACCCCACCCTCGACGCATCTTTGTTTGCAGAATCGCGTCATGATTGAAATGGTTCGCTAGAATAACTCGAGAGATTTCATGCCCACATTCGAATATTTACGCCTTTCCTTAAGCGTTCCGACCATCGGTGACCTTGCCCGAGAGGCCCAGAGAAATGAGCCAGACGCTACGAGACGAGAGTTTCTGACAGAAGTATTCTCGAGCAGACACGATTTCTTCTACTCAGGAAGACTATACACATACGTTCCCTTCCCCGAGAGCTGCCAAGGGCCCAACATCTACGCAGGATTTGTCGGAAAGCCTGTTGAAGAACTGGTGAACGCTGGTCCAGAAGAATTGTTCGCACTTACAAAGTCCAAGCACTACAAGGCCTCTTTCCTAGCCATTGACGTGTCACCGGACCAACAAGTAATGACCTTCGAGAAGCGCCAGGACGTCGGGTCATCGCAGAGGATCACAGCGGCCTTACTTGAGAGCCATGTGGCCCGGCGGAAAGGCTTTTCCTGGCACACTGACGTCGAATACCTTTCGACCGAGAAAGACTTTTGGATGGCTGCAAAGGAATATCGGGGACAAATCACGGAAATCTCTTTTGAGTTCTACCCGCCAAATGGGCTGAAAGGGTTTGATAAATTCAAGGAGTTCGATAGAATCGCAAAGCAGCAAGCCAATGGCCAAAGCAGCGAGTACAGCATCAAAAACCCAGATGGCGCAGTAGCACCGGAGGGTGGATTTGTTGAAAGCGCAGTGGAATACGCATCTGAAGGCCCTGGCAAAATCACGATGAAATCTGGCCGCAAGACTCTATTCAGTAGCAGGCAGGCAAGGCGGACAAAAGATGCCCATGAGAGCCTTATGCCACATCAAAGCGAGCCCACAAAAATACTAGGTTTGATTTCATACCTGTTCGGAAAACGAGATGGTTAAGGTTATATCACTAATCGCGCTTGCGACTGTGATCGCAGTCACGGTGATTTGCAAACCAGAATGGCTTGCAGAAAACGCATTCTTGGTGGGTTTTGCGAACCATGAGGTGCTTGCGCTGATGGCTGTAATACTCACCGTAACACTGGCATCCGTGGCCAATATTCACATGACCCTTAATCGAATTGTGGCCCGGCGGTTCAACAACAATGTAAAGCTGAAAACCGCAGCGGCCGACGTGAAAGGTGAACTGAAAGACAACGCCTGGTATATTTTTTGGGGCTTCACTCTAACAATTGCCGTCTTACTCGTTAAAGGCCTCAATGCAGAAGACACCCTTATTGTCGCCATCTCCAACGGCATCGTGGTTTGGACTCTATTCCTATTTATCTTGTGTATGCACGACATCTACAAGGTAGTGTTTGGCATAGCTGACCTTGAGATGGCTGTTGGCTCCGACGATGACGACAGCAGCAACTTGCAATCATAACTCACTGAACATCATTCCAAACTGGTGACCCCCGCCTTCAACAGCGGGGTTTTTCATTGCCATCGTTAAATCATAAATGGGTTTGTTTACCCATTTATGATTTGACTTGGGTAAACTTACCCTGTATCGCCTCCTCATCAACCGATGGAGGATTGAATGAGTAACATTACCCAAACCGCGCGGCAGATTGTCAGCGCTCCCCACGATTACCTGCACGACACCACCCTCTTTGCCGCTGCCTGGGCCACGATGAAGGCCGCGCGCGGTCAGGGCTTTGATCCGCAGCGCCTGCGGCCGCAGCACCTGATCGAAAGGCCCGAACCCTCGCCGGAACCGATCGACCAGACCCTGATCCGGGTGGGCGAAACCGTGCGCTGCTATGCCGAGAAACAGGGGTACCGGGTTCAGCGCCGCCATGCCGCGTGATCTGAACCTGCCCCGCCACGTTGCCTGCCCCATCATCCGGCACGGCACCTTGACGCCCGCATCACAGCGGGCACCACCCCCGCCCCACTAGCAACACCAGGCCTGCGACAAGGAGGACATCGCAAGTCTTGTTTTACCCAGTTTCCGCGCATTTCCTTCTGATGTGCGGGATAGTGCGGGCGGTTTCAGTCCTCCTCCAAAGAACCCACCGCCCGCACACTAATCCACCGAGGTCATACCATGCCCCCAAATAGCCTGGCCGCAGCCGCGGCGGAAATCACCGCCCAGCAGGGCCTTTGCAAAATTCTGAAATTTCAGGATCTGGGCGGCAACCTGACCCCGCCCAGCGATGATCCACAGGACTGGTGGGAACCGGAAAACCTGACGCATCGCGCCGAATTGCACGGCATCACGGCAAGCGCAGACAACTTCTTTGACGCCATCACTGCCTGGGCCAAAGCCGCCCATCAAGCTGGCAACCGCAATCGCCGCGCCACTGATGGTCGCCCGGATTGCCCCTACAACGGCCAAGGGCAGGCCCCCGCAACACCAGCAGCGTGAGCGCTGCAAGCCCACCACTCACGAACAACAGCCGCGCCCCATCAAGACAACAGGAGGCCCCATGCAGCAGATCACCCAAGACAAGGCCCCCATGCGCGCCGCAATGCTGGCCAATGACGTGGCCTTTCAGCGCTACGCCGCCACTCGCAATGGCTTTCCCGGTGGCCAGTTCAGCCCGACAGCCGCCACGGAACATCTGCGCACCGTCTGCCAGGTCACTAGCCGCCGCCAGCTTGCAACCGACACCGCTGCGCGCCAGCGGTTTGAGAATATGCATACCGATTTCCTGATCTGGTCTGGCCGCATCCAAGTCCCCAGAAAGCATGGATAAATGCCGACAAACCACGCCCCGACAGATTTCATCCGTGCACTTGCCGCTGCTGTACAGGCTGAGATGCCAGCCCCTCGCTCAGAAAAGCCGTTCGGGCTTGGCGCGCCCTGGACGCATCACGCCACCCCGGAAGAATTTGAACGCCTTGCACGGCTGCACAACAGGATCTTGCGTAAAGAACTGGCGCTTGCAGCCCTGCGGCAGGAACGCGCCGGCATCATGCGACGCAGTATCCGCCGCATGCGCCGTGCCGCAGGAAAAGACTAGGACCACCATGAAACAGTTGAAAGTTCTGATCGGCTGCGAAACCAGCGGCGCGGTGCGCCGGGCGTTTCTCGATCGCGGCCATGACGCCTGGTCCTGTGATCTGTTGCCCGCGCAAGATCGCAGCAACCGCCACATGCAATGCGATGTGCGCGAGGTGCTGGGTCTGGGCTGGGATCTGCTGGCCGTAATGCATCCGCCCTGCACCCGGCTGTGCAACAGCGGCGTGCGCTGGCTGCACCAGCCCCCAAAGGGACGCAGCCTGTCGGAAATGTGGGCTGACCTCAATGCAGGCGCCGCGCTGTTTTCAGCCTGCTGGAATGCGCCGATCGCGCGCGTCGCGGTGGAAAACCCGGTGATGCACAAACACGCAAAACAGCGGATCGAGAACTTTCAGCCCGCCGCCCAGCATGTGCAGCCCTGGTGGTTTGGGGAGCCCGCCTTCAAGGCCACAGGGCTTTACCTGCGCGGGTTGCCCAAGCTCACCCCCACAAACAAGCTGACACCGCCTGAGAAAGGCACAGAGACCCACAAACGCTGGTCCGCCATCCACCGCGCCCCACCGGGCGAACTGCGCTGGCAGATCCGCAGCAAAACATTCCCAGGCATTGCCAATGCCATGGCAGATCAGTGGGGCAACTATGCGGCAGAGCAATCATAAACAGATTAGCTCAAGTGTGGCGCGCAGCGCCTTGAGTGAACCTCACCCAAACCCATCAGATGGAGAACCGCATGGGACAAGTTGAAAGGATTGCGGTTACGGAGAAAACAGCCGCTAAGATGATGGACATGTCCGCGACGAAGTTCCGAGAACTTGTCAATTTCGGCGCTTTCCCAAAGCCAGTTTCACTTGGTGGCGGCCTCAAGCGCTGGCGGGTGACTGACCTTAAGGCCATCATCGACGGAACCGCCGCAAAAAACATTGAGGAATTCGAGCTGTGAAACGCCCTCTGAAACCGCGTATTGAAAAGCCACGCCTCGTCTGGAAGTGGTCCGTGCGGCTGCAAGCCTGGGAGCCATATCACCGTGTGACATGGACAGAAGGCAGTAGACGCAGGCAGAAGGCCATTCTTCTCAAATGGGAGGGGGATGCGCAGACCTTAGACGCACTGTATTGGCAATGCGAAGCAGGACGGCATGAGCGGCAAAAACCGGAAGTAAAACACACTTGGGGAGACCTCATTAGGGCCTGGCGATCCGATCCGCGTATCCAGGGGCGCCTATCAGCGGGCACCAAGAAATCATACTCACGCGACATGGAAGAAATTCTAATAAAGAATGCGAACAAGGCCGTTCGAAACACTGGCAAACAAAACCTTCGCTCCATTCATGCGAAAATGGCAGGAAAGCCCCGAAAGGCTGACAAGCGGCTGCAAGTGATTAGCCTTCTTTGGAACTATGCAAAGGACAAATTGGACTGGCCCATTGGTGACAATCCAACAAAAGGTATCGATCACTACGGAAAGCAGCGAGAATTCGAGCCTTGGCCAGATTGGATGATAGGCAAACTATCCGAGGCACCCGATACAGTTCGAACAGCTGCAGAGTTGATATTGGGGACAGGTCAACGCCCCAATGCAGCAATTTCCATGGAGCATAGGCGCTTCTCCGGGGATTGGATGGAAGTATTGGACGAAAAAGGCGGAGAGTACTTTGAAACCTACTGCCCCAAAGACCTTAGGGACTATCTGTCTAGCCGAGAGCTAAAGGGGAAGCATGTGCTCGCAAAGAACCTAACAGAACCACTTGGGTACGACGCTGTAGAGAAATCTTTTCGACGCTGGCGCAATAACTTGGGGGAAGCAGCTAAACCATACGTTCTGCATGGGTTGCGAAAATTGGCAATCATTCGGTTGGCCGAGGCAGGCTGTACCGATGCAGAAATCCAAGCCGTGACAAACCAAAGCCCTGAGATGGTTGCCTACTACCGAAAGAAGGCAAGTCGAAAAGCCCTATCAAAGGCAGCACAACATCGTCGCACCTAA